AAATTATTATTACCTATACTTATAATACTTTTATTGCCATTAATATATCAGTCAACACCTACAGAAATATTAAAACTAAAAGTATTTGACTCATTTATACAAACACCAGAACCATCAGGTAATTTTATAATACTTAATATTACGGAAGAAGATGTAGAGCGTGAAGGTGGTTATCCATTACCTAGAAAAAGATTAGCTGATATACAAATGGAAATTATTGGTAAAGGTGCTTTAGGAGTTGGTTGGGTTATATCTTTTCCACAAGCAGATAGAATGGGTGGTGATGAAGATTTTGGAAGGTCTTTAGGATATGCACCAAGTGTAATAGCTATGTTTGAAGATGGTAAAGGTAATTATCCTAAACCAACAGGAACTGTAGTGAAAGGTGAGGATAATGGTGGTATAGTATCTTTGGGAGTGAAACAAAACCATCCTCTACTAGCAAATAATACGCTATCTGGTTTAGCTATTGCTCCCACCGAAGTTGACCAACTTGTAAGAAAAATACCTCTTTTAGTAAAAACACCTGATAATAATTGGATTCCTAGTTTTGGTACACAAATATACAAAGCTTTGTTTGGTGTAAAAACATATATTATAAAAACTAATGATAATGGTATAGAAGAAATATCAATACGAGGAATACCACCTGTTAAAACAGATAGTCTTGGTCGTAAATGGATTAGTTGGATAGATACAGAACAAACTAATTTACAAGAGATGAATGTAAATGGAAAGTTTGTTTTTGTAGGTGTTACTGCAAATGGCGTATTTCCTCAAATAGCTACACCAGTTGGATTATTAGAACCACATAAAATACAAGCAGCATTAGCAGAATCAATTTTAATACAAGACAGTCCTTATATTCCTGATTGGCATTTAGCAGTTGAATTATTAATTCTAGTGATAACAGTAACTTTTGTCTGGTTATGTGTAAATATTTTTGGAATGACGCTAGGAATAACATTTACCAGTATATTATTCTTTTTAACAATATTTTTTGGACATTATCTAATCCAGCGTGGAATACTAATAGATGTAAGTTGGACATTAATTTCACAGTTTATAACAGCATCAATAGGTTTTTATTTAAGATTTAGAGAACAATACAAATTAAGACAACAAATTAAAAAACAATTTGAACATTATCTTGACCCAAGACAAGTTAAAAAATTACAAGATAACCCAGATTCTTTAGTATTAGGTGGTGAAAGAAGATACTGTACATTTTTATTTACAGATGTAAGAGGTTTTACTGCAATGTCTGAAAAGTTAGAACCAGAACAAGTAACAGAAATAATGAATAAAGCACTTACTATACAAGCAGATGCAGTTAAAAAGTATGGCGGTATGGTAGATAAATATATTGGTGATGCCATGATGGCTATTTTTAACGCACCGATTGACCTTCCAGACCATGAAACTTTATCTGTGTTATGTGCTAAAGAAATACAAGAAAATATTAAAAAAGCTAATTTAGGTGTTGAAATAGGAATAGGTGTTAATACTGGATATGCTGTTATAGGCAATATGGGAAGCGAAACTAGGTTTGATTATACCGCTATAGGTGATGCAGTAAACCTTGCTGCTAGGCTTGAAAGCTCTACAAAGGAAGTTGGAGAAGATATTGTTATTGGATATAATACAATTCATGTAGAAAATTTTAGTTCTGAAATAATATTAAAAGAATTAAAAAGTATATATGTAAAAGGTAAAGAAAAACCAATACAAATATATACAATAGATTAATTAAAGGAATTTTATGAAAGCAATATTAAAAAATATAGTAGGTGCTGTTGCACCAACATTAGGCACAGCAATTAGTGGACCTTTAGGTGGAATGGCTATGGGTAAAATAGCTGAAGTGTTAGGCGTATCTAATGACCAAAAATCTATACAACAAGCTATACAAAATGCTACACCAGAGCAAATGCTAGAACTTAAAAAAGCTGAACAAGAGTTTGAAGTACAAATGAAAGAACTTGATGTAGATGTATTTAAGTTAGAAGTAGCAGATAAACAAAATGCTAGAGGTATGTTTAGCAAAGACTGGACTGCCCGTATTATAGGTTTATTTACCATAGGTGGTTTTTTAGGTTATATATTTTTAGTTACTTTACAACCACCAGAACAAAATTCTGAAGCACTTATAAATTTAGTGTTAGGTTATTTAGGAGGGTTAGCAAGTGCAATTATTTCGTTTTATTTCGGAGCATCTCATACCAGCGACAAAGGAGAATAATATGAATATATCACAAGAGGGTTTATCATTAATTAAAAAATTTGAAGGTTGTGAACTTGAAGCTTACAAATGTGCAGCAGAAGTTTGGACAATAGGTTATGGTTCAACTAAAAGTGTTAAAGAGGGTGATACTATTACCCAAGAAGAAGCTGATGAATTGTTATTACACGAAATGGAAGAATACGAAGGTTATATAAATGACTTGGTTGAAACTAATTTAAAACAAAACGAATTTGATGCTATGGTTTCATGGGTATTTAATCTTGGACCAGCTAATTTAAAAAGTTCAACTTTGTTAAAAGTGTTAAATAGTTCACATCCAGATTGGAATGATGTACCAGCACAAATAAAAAGATGGAATAAAGCTGGTGGAAAGGTTTTACAAGGTCTAATAAGAAGAAGAGAAGCAGAAGCCTTACTATTTGAAGGCAAAGAATGGCATGAGGTTTAACTATGCCATTAGCAAAGTATGTATTTAAACCAGGTATAAATAAAGAAGGTACTAATTATAGTAATGAAGGTGGCTGGTTTGATGCAGATAAAGTTAGATTTCGTAAAGGTAGACCTGAAAGAATAGGTGGTTGGCAAAAACAAAGCACAGATAGTTTTATAGGTACTTGTAGAAAAATTTATCCATATAAAGTATCTGATGGTACTGATTATATAACTTTAGGCACTCATCAAAAATTTTATGTATTACAAGGCAATGTTTATTACGATGTAACACCTATTAGAAGTACAACATCTGCAGGAGATGTAACATTTGCAGCAACAGATGGAAGTACAACTATTACAGCTACAGATACTTCTCATGGTGCAGTAGAAGGAGATTTTGTTACATTTAGTAATGCTGCTAGTTTAGGTGGTAATATTACTGCTGCAGTTTTAAATCAAGAGTATCAAATAGATAGTGTTCCAACTGCTAACACATTTACTTTTACAGCTACTGCAACTGCTAATTCAAGTGATGAAAGTGGTAATGGTGGTAGTTCTACAGTTGGTACATATCAATTAAATTCTGGATTAGATGTTTATGTTAAATCTACTGGCTGGGGTTCAGGTACATGGGGTGCTGGAAGTTGGGGTGCTGCTACTGATTTATCTTTTACTAATCAATTAAGATTATGGTCAATAGATAATTTTGGTGATGATACAGTATTAAATCCAAGAGCTGGTAGTATTTTTTATTGGGATGAATCTTCTGGTTTAACAACAAGAGCAGTTAATATTTCTACTTTAGCTGGTGCTAGTGATGTACCAACAGCAGTATTACAAACAATGATTTCTGATGTTGATAAACACGCAATAGCTTTTGGTTGTAATCCAATAGGTTCTTCTGCTATTGACCCTTTATTAGTAAGATTTTCAGATACAGAAAGTATTACAGATTGGACACCAACTGCAATAAATCAAGCAGGTGGAGTTCAACTATCTATGGGTTCAACCATTATAGGTGCATTAAGAACAAGACAAGAAATACTTATTTGGACAGACGCAGGTATAATTTCTATGAGATTTGTAGGTGCACCATTTGTATTTTCATTTAATGAAGTAGCTCATGGACCATCTTTAATTGGACCTAATGCAGCAGTAAATGCTAATAATAGTGTTTATTTTATGGATAATGGTGGATTTTATATTTATTCAGGTTCTGCACAAAGACTACCTTGTACTGTATTAGATTATGTTTTAAGTGATTTAAATCAAGGACAGGCACATAAAGTATTTGGTGCAGTCAATGATAGTGCTAATGAAATTATGTGGTTTTATCCTTCAGGTACAAATACAGAAATAGATAAATATGTTATGTATAACTATTTAGAACAAGTATGGTCTATTGGTACAACATCAGATAATTTTGTAAGAACTGCTTGGGATGAAGCATTAATACTAAATAATCCTATAGCTGCTAGTAAAAATAGCAGTACAGTAAATACTAATTATCTTTATGCACATGAAATAGGACATGGAGATGATGGTAGTAACTTTACAGCATATATAGAATCAAGTGATTTTGACTTAGACCCTGATGGCGAAAAGTTTATAGCAGTAAATAAAATAATACCTGATATACAATTTAGAGACCAACAATCTACATCTGATGATGTAACTATAACAATAAAAGGTAGAAATTATCCATTAGAAGATTTATCTACTTTATCTACTGTATCAGTTACACCAGCTTCTACATTTACTAATACAAGAGCTAGAAGCAGACAATGTGCTATTAGAGTATCTAATTCATCAAATGATTATGGTTGGAGACTTGGTGATTTAAGATTAGATATAAGACCAGATGGTAAAAGATAATGGCAAATCCTAAATCAATAGCATTACCTTTAGCACAACAAGAATATAGTTCCGCAGATGAGGCAGTTACAAGAAGAATACTAGAACAAGCAATACAAGATTTAGCTATAGAAGTAGATAAATTACAAAGATTACAAAGTGTTGTAGTTAGTAAAGGTTTAAAAAGACATCAATTTTTATTAATGGGAATGAAGCATGGCTGATAATTTAAAAGTATTAGGTCAAGTTGACCCTGCAGCAACAACAACAACTACACTTTATACTGTGCCTAATATGACACAAACAACAGTTAGTTCTATAGTTGCAGCAAACAGAACAGGGTCTGCAATAACATTTAGATTAAGTGTTCATGTAGCTGGTGCAGGTGCAGATGATAAACAATATCTTTATTATGATAAATCAGTAGCAGCAAATGATTCATTATCAATAGTTTTAGGTATAACATTAAATCAGACAGATGTCGTAAAAGTTTATACAAGTGCAGTAGATATGAGTTTCAATATGTTTGGTTGCGAAACCAAAGAGGAAGATAGATAAATATGGATATAAAACAACAAACCAAAAATGTAGCAGCACAAGGTCGTTTTGGCGATTCTATGTTACTTCATGTAAATCCTGCAGAAGTTAAAGGATTAGCATCTGCTATGCCTATAACAATAAATCCAGATACAGGACAACCAGAAGCTTTTCTACCTTTCTTAGCACCTATGTTAGGTAGTTTAATAGCACCAACAATTTTAGCTGGAACAGGATTATCAGCAGCAGCTATGGCAGGTATAGGAGCAGGTTTAGCTACATATGTACAAACAGGTGGTTCTGGCAGTAAAGCATTAATATCAGGTCTTACAGCAGGTATGGGTACAAAAGCTTTAGAGGGTGTAGCAAATCCAGGTTTAGATACAGCTATAGCTGATGCACAAGTTACAGCAGGTATAGGTACACCTGTTGACCCAAGTCTTGTTGGACCTGTAATACCACCTACAAGTTTTGCACAAACACCACCTACAACTTTAGCTGGTCAACAAGCTGC